CATGCTGAAGTCATGGCCCAAGTAGAAGTAAACAAAACAGAGGCAGCACATAAGTCTCTTTTTGTAGCGGGGTGGAGACCAGCTATTGGATGGATCTGCGGGCTGGGTATGCTCTCTAACTTTATTATAGTGCCCATGACAAACTTTGTTCTAGCCCTCGCAGGCAGCCCTGTTGTAGTGCCTCTCATTGACTTACAAACAATGATGCCAGTGCTTTTAGGTATGTTAGGGCTGGGTGGTATGCGATCGTATGAAAAAGCAAAAGGTATTGCGAGAGAAAAATAGATGACAAAAAAGCAAAGAATAAAGAGTAAAAGACTTGGACCGTGTCAAGCACACGCTTATGTGCAAGACGAATACGAAACAAGAATGGATATAATTGGTCAAAATGGAAATGACGGAGAACACTATATGGAACTAGACGAACTCATGCGACAGCAACAAGAGGCAGAGCCAGGTCTATTTCGTCATGAAGAAGAAGAAGATGGCCGCTGGAATTGGTACGGGGTCGAAGAAGAAGAGGATGCAACAGGCGCAGAAGACGAAGTTGATAGCACTAAAAAGCCACTCATTCCAATCCACTAAACTCGAAAGATTGTACGAAAGATTAAAGACAGACGTGCGTTGTAAGTTTGAAACCTACGACGACCATCTTGGATATAAAACTTTTGGTATTGGTCATCTTGTAAAAGAAACGGATGAAGAGCATGGCTGGCCTTGCGGCACTCCTATCTCTGAAGAGCGAGTAATGGATTGCTTTCGTGAGGATGTTCAGATTGCAGTAAGAGAGTGCTATGTTCTATACGGAGAGTCTTACTTTGAAGACTTTCCCGACGAGGTACAAGAGATTCTAGTAAACATGATGTTTAACGTAGGACGCCCTCGATTGTCACAATTCAAAAAGATGCACGCAGCTCTTAATAACGATGACTGGAAAGAAGCAGCAAAGGAGGGAAGAGATTCCCGATGGTACAGACAAGTAACAAATCGCGCCGAACGGCTGATGTCAAGGCTAGAAAATGTCGAATCTTAACTTAACAATAGTTATTCCCTCTAAAAATGAAGAGAAGTACATTGGACAGCTACTAGATAATTTACAGCTGCAGTTTTTAGGAGACACACCTATTTATATAGCAGATTGTTCTACAGACAGTACGAGAGATGTAATCGAAAAACATAAGGGCCGTCTAAATGTAAAAGTCATTGAAGGCGGCCCAGTGTCAGAGGCCCGAAACAAAGGCGCAGCTCTTGCAGAAAGTAAGTACTTATTATTTATTGATGCTGATGTTCGTTTCTTTGAGTTTACTTGTATTGCACGAACCTGCAGAATGATGGAGGAAGAAGACCTACATTTACTTGGGCTAAAAGCAAAGTGTTATGATGATGATAAGCTTGCGATACTAGGCTATAAAGTATTTAACTTTATAAATAAAATTATGTCTAAGAAGATTCCTTTTGCAGTCGGTGCATATATGCTAACTCGCACTGATAAGTTTAGGGAATATGGTGGGTTTCCTGAAAAATACAAAACTTCGGAAGACTTCTTTTTATCGAAGATGTATGACCCCAAACATTTCAAACTAGCAAATCACTATTTCGGACAAGACAGTCGCAGACTAAAAAAGATGGGGTACTTTGGAATGGCAAAGTATTTAGTTAAAAACTTTATAAATAGAAACAACAAGAAATATTGGGAGGAAATGGATGGAAGTAAATACTGGGATTAAGTATAGAGCCGTATTTATATCAGACTTGCATCTAGGCTCTAAGCACTGTAACTCAGATGCATTGCTGGAGTTTCTTTCAAATATAAATACAGAAAAACTTTTCCTAGTTGGTGATATTATTGATGGCTGGAGATTACAGAAAAAGTGGTTTTGGCCAAATAAGCATAATCGCATCCTACAAAAAATTCTAAAAATATCCAAAGACATTGAGGTAGTTTATATAACAGGAAATCATGATGAGTTTTTACGAGCGCTTCCTGGAATGTCTTTTGGAAACATTTCAATAGAAAATCGAGTAAGCTATTTAGCGTTGGATGGAAAAAAGTATCTTGTAACACACGGAGATATTTTTGACAATCTAATGCGAACAAAAAGCGGTCGATTTATAATGCATTTAGGCGACTTTGCATATGATGGGCTGTTATATATAAATAGATTAGTAATAGTACTTCGTAAACTATTTAATCTACCTCCATGGAGTCTTGCGAAGTATTTAAAAAGAAAAGCAAAAGCAGCTTCAAACTATATAAACCATTTTTCTCTCGAAATGTCAAAATACTGCAGGCGTAAAGGCTATGACGGGGTTATTTGCGGCCACATACACCACGCCGAAATAGTAGAATATGATGGCATAAAGTATATGAATGATGGGGATTGGTGCGAATCTTGTACAGCACTTGTAGAGACTCAGGACGGTGAGTGGAAAATTATTAATAGGCAATAAATCTAATGGAAAAATTTATGGAAGAGCATCCTCTTCTTTCTTTTATAATTCTACCTACTTTGGTAATCGGTCTTGCCGGTTGCTTTATGGCAGTAGCAATCTTTATGATTAGACTCGGTTTATCATAAAATATTTCTTGACAATTTTAACTTAAACCAGTATAATACTCACTATGAATATTTTTGTACTTGACGAAGACCTAGACAAATGTGCTGAAGCTCATGTAGATAAGCACATCGTAAAAATGCCACTTGAAGCAGCTCAGATGCTTTGCACAAATATGTGGATAGACAAATATTTTGGGCATGTACCCGAAAAAGTATCCAAAGAACAGCTTGCAGTGTTAAAAGAGGCAAAGAAAAATGAACCAAGAGACTTCCCCTACCTTCCTACAATGCACAACCACCCTTGCACTATCTGGGCTCGCACTAGCATGGATAACCATGAGTGGCTACACTGCTATGCAGTTGCACTCGATGACGAGTACCGATACAGATATGGAAAAAGCCATAAATCAGTGCATGAGGTCATCCTTAAACTTCCAGAGCCTTTACATATACCAAGAATCGGACTTACTCCTTTCGCTCAGGCAATGCCAGAGGAGCTTAAAGGAGAAGATGCTGTTGAAGCCTACAGACGATTCTATCACAAGGACAAAGCCACATTTGCTAGCTGGAAGTATCGTGAAAAGCCCCCCTGGTGGAACGAAGGAGAAGCAGACTACGAGGAGCGAATAACAAGATGACAGAGCAAAAAATAGTTGAAATGTGGAGAGCCTACTACGGAGAAGAAGACAAAAAACTCTGGAGAGTAGTAGAACTGAATAAAGAAGGAAGAATACTCTCTACTCGAATGTTTCATAAGAAAAAACATGCAAAAGCGTGTATGGAGAAAATTTGTGACAGGTATTAAGTACGATAGTGCAAAGCCAAAAATGAATCTTCTTCCGCCGAAAGCTATTGTAGAAATATCAAAAGTGCTTACTTTTGGAGCCGAGAAGTATGATGCAGAAAACTGGCGCAAGCTAGACGATCTACAAAATAGATACACTGCCGGTGCACTTCGGCACATATTTGCACACATGGATGGAGAGCAGTTAGATCCAGAAACAGAGCTGTCTCATTTAGCGCATGCTCTTTGTTGTTTATTGTTTAAGTTGGAGATTGAATTAGAAGATGCCAAGATTAAAGAAGAAAAGCCACGAGAAACTAACATCACAGAATATAGACCATGTGATAAAGCTCTTGAAGCCTACAGACAAGAAGTCGAAGCCGATTACAAAAAGAGAAGCATGCAACATATTAAACATCTCGTACAATACTACAAGACTTGATAAGATAATTGAAGACTTTCACGAGCAAAGAGAGTATCGCTCAAGACGAGTCTCACAAAATCGTGGCAGACCAGCAAGACCTGATGAGATTAAAGATATTATCTCAGAGTATCTAGCTGGAGAAAATGTAAGTAATATTGCGAAAGGTTTATACCGATCTGCGTCTTTTGTAAAAAACATTCTTGAGAAAGTAGGAGTTCCACAAAGACCTGTTTCAGTAGAAGATAGAAAAACACCTATGTATTTACCGGAGCAGTGTGTTTCTGATACTTTTGAAGAAGGAGAGATTGTTTGGTCAGCAGCAAATCACGCACCTGCAGTTGTTGAAAAGAAATATACAAAGGAGTACCAAGACTCCAAGCCTGGTCTCATGACTCAGGACTATGAGAAAACTTATGGATGCTCTGTATTTTCTATCTATGTTCGTCAAAAGCCGTCTGGCGATTTGGAGGACTTTTATCACGCGGCTGATATTGGGGGGTTTTACAGCTATGCTACTGCTTATGATCTAGGTAAACTTAGTCATTTAGAGCAGTATGGAATTGATTTAAGTAAATTATGAGTATTCAAACAGCAACAATATTGAACACACTTTATAGTTGTAGTAAAGTGTATATGTCTTTTGATAGTTTAACTTCTGAAGGAAAAATACATGAAGGACACTACACTCTTAAAAAGAAACTTATAGAAAGACAGTCAAACGAATCAGATACTCTTGTTGTTTGGGATGTTGACAACAACTGTTGGCAGGACATAAGAGTAAGTACAATAAACTATTGGATAGGATTACCGGATGAGTGAAAAATATATAGGACGTTTTTGGTGTTACTTGCGAAGAGACTATTACCCCTGGAGCGAGTATATTGCCTTTTATAGACGGCTTGAGAAAAATAAATCTTGACATATTTGTCAAAATCGCCTATAATAGTATTCACA